TTGAGTGGACCCGACGCAATGGCCCATCCCAATCGCACCTGTACCAGCGTCACCTGTACGCACTTGGATTAATCCAAGATGGCACTTTAGATTCATCCAAAGATGTGCTCGTCGGCAACATCTTCCTTGACCGCAGCGGCGCACAAACCGAACCGCTCGTCTACATCGACACGTTCGACCCTGACCTCACGGCAGAGATCGACACATGGGTCAGCGACGTGATCTACGCAGTCAAGAACGGCGAAGACTCAGCACGGGACATCCCTGCTGCTGTGTGCGAGAAAATATGCGAGTTCTTCACTGTCTGCCGTGGCGGGCTCGAAGACAACGACAGCGACGGTGTTATCACTGACCGTGAGTTAGTGGAAGCCGTACGCATGTACGTCGATGGCCGTGACCAAGAAACTGTTGGCAAGCAGATGAAGAAAGAAGCCGCGTCACGTTTGGCTAATGTCAGCGGCGTCACCGACACTCACCAAGTTCGCTGGGTGCAGGTGCAAGGCAACGAACGCCTTGACGTACGATCTAAGCGTTCCTAGCGTCCGAGGGGAAGCGGTGCTAGGATTACAGAGCGGCCCCCGGTTTCTCACCTGTTTCCTGGGGGCCGCTCTCCATTATTGGAGGACACATGGCTGAGACAATCAGGACTTGTTGGGCGATTAGTGCAGCGTTGAAGGCTCGCTGTGACATGCCAGCAGGCCACGCGGGTGACCATTCGATTACCGTTTCGTGGAATGACGATCAGTGTTGGTCGCCTGAGACTGATGAGCCGGTCGCATTGCAAGTTGTTCGACCTGTACAAGAACCTGTACAAGAAGCGCCTGAGGGCTGCATCGCTTGTTCACATATGCACAAGTCGGGCGAGTGTAAATGTGGATGCTATGAGCACATCTAAAAGAGTTTCCCTGCTACATGGAGATCGCATCCAGGATCACCTGACGCCACTCATCCTCACGCTGACGAATTGTATGTTTCGCAGCCGTCAAATTGTAAAACTCGGCAGACGCACGCTTCCGCGTTTTGTAGTCCAGCAGGCTCTCAATATGTAGCCGCCACTCATCAAGACCGTCAGCAACCAAACCAATCCCATCATCAGCCAGCAGTTGATACTCAGGCAAACCCTGAGCGACAAACGGAATACCGCTAGCCGCATACTCCAGCCCCTTAATAAACGACTTGGCTCGGTTGAAAGGTATGTCGTTCAATGGCACCAAGCCAATATCCATCTGAAAAAGCAAGTGATAGCGGTTCATCGGCTGCATCGGCAGAGTACGCAACCGCTCAGGGTTGATACCCGAAACGTTAGCGAAGTCCCCCTGCGAGGGGACATGCCCCGAATGCTGGAAAATTAAATCGTGTTTTTCTAGGAAGTCGGGCAGCCAATCCCTAAGCGTTTCGATATCACCGCTGCGATATCCCAACGCCCCAACCCAACCAATCACGGGCTTGTCTCGCTTCACCTGACGCCGCTGAAACTGATTCGGATACACCGAGTTACGCACTAGGCGAGTGTTCTCGTTCCACTGCCCATAAAAGTCTTGCAGCGTCGGCGTAGACACGACCACCATGTCGGCACTACGTATCATCTGTTCATATATACGCGTATTGCGTACTTTATTCTTCTCCGGGTCCGTTTTCTCATAGGCAGAGTTCGCTTCATGAAGCCCGTGATAAAAGTCGTCCACGTCCACGATGATCTTCTGCCCCAGCGACTGCGCCACTTCCATCTGGTGGGGTATCCAGCGATCCATCAACTGCTTCAACACGACTACCTTGTAGCCGAACGTAGCCTTACCGTTGCCTTCATGAACCCCGAACCCATACTGGCTCGTCCACGCTGGGCGCCCCATCGCCGCATCGAAGCGAGCAGCGTGCATCGGCAGGTAGCAGCGGTAGTAGGTGCATCCACCGGGTATGACTTCACCGTTAGGGAGGTTCGTCCACTCCCCAGAAAGGTAGGCGACCCTACTCGTCATCTTCAAAGTCGGCGTCTACTGCAACCCACGTGTTCGTTGCCAACATCGCATCCAGCGCTTCACGCCACAAAGTTCCGACTCGCTTAATCAAATCGTCAGCGATGTCGGGATTCCACGAGGCGCTTTCAGCGGTAAGCGTCACTACGAGATCGCCATACTGAAGTTTAGCGATTAAACTTCGGTTATTAGTGGGCATCGTACCTCGCTAGGGAATCGTGGATCAGGAAATATGCTACTCCGTCCACAGCGTTGTCCCGCGCATACCCGGCCTTCGCCCGGGAGGTTTTGAGCAGCACCATCATCAGGGCCACATCCATAGCCGTTATGTCCGTATTTAGGAACGCTGACCACATGCCCGCTATGCGGGTCAGGTTCTCCTCATAGTCCCCGTACGACTCTTGCCGCTCCTCATCGACCAGGCGCAGCGCATCCACAGCGACCGTGGGGTCAGTGGTCAAGCCAGATTTGGTACTGCGCTGTGACTCGTCCTTCTTCCGGGTCGATGAAGTGAAGGCGCTGGGATGGGACCGCCGATGAAGCCAACCCAACGGAGGCGTACCGGTTGTCTGATTCTGTGCTTCCTGTTCCATAGATCGCTCCTGCTCCGTCTGCGAGGCTTGACTGGTAGTGGGTGTGGTAGTGGCCGACGTACACGTCGCGGAAGTGCCACGGATAGGACCCCGACCGCCAGCGATTAACGTGGTTCGTGATCGTGTTAGTGGAAGCGAAACCGTTGCGCCCGATCTCGTCTCCGTGGATAAGTAGTGCGCGGTAGTTGCCGATCTCAACCCGCTGTATATCTTCACCACTGTCCTCCCAGTGCAGGTTTTTCGCACCCGACGATATGAGTATTTGACGGGCAAGTTCGTACGTCATCCGGTCAGCGTTATCGCTCTTCGGCACAGCGTCCCGCTTCGAGCCGAGCCTGCCGTGGTTGCCCCACTCACTCACCACCGTGACAGACTGATATATCTCCAGCGCCCTCGTAACCGTCTCCACCATGAGATTAGCGACGTTCACGTACTGCTCGAACAGTGTTGCGTCGATCTCAAACGGCTGGGTGGGGAAGTTGAACAAGCCTTCGATCATGTCCCCGCCGAACAGGATGTAGCAGTCCCGTACGGAGTGCGATTGCATGTCGGTGATCTTCTCAGCCTTATCAACAAACCGCCTGACCCTTTCCCACATAACCTCGCTGTTGTAGGAAGGAGTCAGTTTCGCGCCCTGCCAGTCCGTCAAATGCCAGATAGCGGCCTCAGAACCTGCCTTAGACGGCTTTTTACGCTTCTTAGGTATCTGCGGAGGGTAGTTGCCTAAAACAGCGTCATGAGCCGCCTGAACAGTCGCCTCCACCAAAGCATCCGTCTTAGCCTTAGCCCGCCGCAAATCTCGCTGCGACCGAACCAAAGCAGCCCTCAAGTCCTCAACCTCCTGCTGAGCAATCAGACCGTCCTCAGAAAACCTCTCACTAAGAGCCACCGCGACAAATCCCCCTACGGTGACGCCGCACAGACGTCTCCCCAATGCGATGCCCCTCAGCCTTCAAAATATTACTGATAGAAGCATTACTGATCGACGGATCGGACAAAGCATCCTGCAAAGCCTTCGACTCATCCGCAGGCAAATCCCTCACCAACGAACACGTCACACACTTCGCGCCAATAGCAGGCTTCTCATACATAGCGAACCGGTCAGCGAGGCTCATACACTCGCTCCTCACGTAGACTACAAGCCGTACCGTCTACCAGACCATACCCTACGCGCACCACGCAACAACCACTTCCACGAATACTGCGTGTCTATCTTCCTACTAGTCCAATCCTTATGATTCGCCAAGCGGTACTTAAAGCCCTTCCACTTCGCGGCCTCACGCACAGCGCAATGCAACCGCCGAAGAGCCTTCCGCTCAGCCTTACTAAAATCCTTCTTCAACCCGGCGCTCACAACCTCCGTGCCCCAAGTCGCCCAATTAGCCATATTGTCCGGAATCCCCCAACGCCCCCAGCGAGTGCCCTTAAACGAACCCCTGCCCGCGTGCCACACCGGGCCAGCCGAACAAATGTACGTATGCCCATCGCTGTCAATTACCGCATTAGCGTAAGGAACTCTTGTGCTTCGGTGAATGACATATCGAACCACCCCCGGATTCCCGTCCGGGTCCTTCGAATCCCCACCCGCCGTGTGATGCGCAATCGCCATCTTGGGAGCGTTCCTACGGTTATACCGCCAGCGGCCATTGTTACGAGTCTTCCAACCATCAACAAACGTCACATTCTCAGCACCAAGCCACTTAACAACCGACTTCTCTAGCCGACGCTCAAACCTTGTCATCGCTCTTCACCAACCCCATATAGTCTTTCACAACCCGCAACTCCCCCTCAATCGTCCGCTGATCGAAAGCAATCTGATTCACCCTATCAACCAGACTATTCCCACCATTAGGGAACAACTGATACTCCACCCGATCCAAACGCTCACTAATCGTCCGACCCTTAGCATCCACCCCAAGAGTCTGATCGATCCGATGCACAGCCTTATACGTCGCGTAACCAAACTTCCAAATCACGCCAAGCGCAATCAAGATGGCGGCAAGAGCGAGAATCCACTCGTCAACAAAGGAATCGGGTAACAGCATGACGCACTACAAATCCTCAGGAGCCTCACCTGGCGGCGGCAGGTCAGGAGTCAAATTGTTCAGAGCCAACGTCGGAGCCAACAGGCTACCCACAAGAGCGACCCACAGCGGACCAGCCGACTCCTCAATAACACCATAAGCGACCAGCAGCGGAACCACCGTTAGAGCGATGCCGTACAGCCACTTGCGTCCCTCGCGGGAAAGAATCTTGTTAAACATTACTACCTTTCGTTTTGGTACGAATGTGCCTATTCGGTCTCGGACTTTTGCTCAGCGGCGAACGTGAACGCATCCATCGCCGCCTGATACCCGCGCTCATACCCGACCGCTAGGCCAGCGTCGAAGTCACTCACGGATTCTCCTTACTGAAAATCAACACAACCAAACCGCTGCCGCCAGCGCCACCGGACCCGGCAGGGTGATCGTCATAACCACCGCCGCCGCCGCCGCCACCGCCACCAGTGTTTGCCTTGCCTGGCTTTCCAGGCGCTTCACCAAAGCCAGGCATTACGTCATTTCCGGCACGACCACCTGCGCCGCCACCACCTTCACCACCAGTCCCGCCGCCGGCGTATGCAAATTGCGAACCATTAGACCCGTTGCCGCCGCCGCCACCGAAATAGCCAAGCGTGAACGGTGACGTAGGTTGCGTTCCATCCACACCAGCGGACGCACCGCCGCCGCCGGTTGCCGTGATCGTGCTGCCACCACTAATGGCGATAGACGAATCCGCGCCAGCACCACCGACCGTGACTGTTATCGTTGTGCCTCCCGTGATGGTGGTGCTGCCTTGAATGACCTCACCGCCAGCACCACCAGCACCGCCGGATGTGCCGCTCGCGTTGCTGCCGTTATCGCCGCCAGCGACAACCAAGTAATTCACCGTGTTCACGTTGGCGGGAGCAGTTGCCGTTCCATTAG